CGTTTTTTTGCTGAAATAGAGCAATGTTGTCCTGCCGGAGGGTAGAGTCCACCCCACCGTGATATTCGACTGTAGAGTCCTCTCCGTAAGCTTTTTTTAAAGAATTAACTATATTTTTTAGGTCCTCTCGATAAGTTGCCCATATTATCACCTTACCGTCCGTTTCTTCTAGACAATCCATGAGAGCGGTCAATCTGTTATTTTTTATCGACACAACTTGTTGATCATCGGTCTTCATGTGACCACACGTTATCTGATGTAAACGTAACAAGGTGGTTAATGCAGACATGGAGCTCATGACTTTGCCATCGTACTCAGCAATGGCTGCAGATTTCATAGTTGCATACATTTGTTTTTGTTCATCAGATAAATCTACATTTCTAGTTGTGTAAACTTTTTCTGGTAAGTCTAAACAGTCCTCTTTTAAAACTCGATATGAAAACTTTTCTAGCTTTTCAGAAAGCTCTGGCAATCTCCTGTAACTAACGACAAGTTGAACTGTTCTGCCACCAAAGTTTCTCTTGACCATGTTTGCGTACCTCGCACGAAAAGCATAATAAGATACCTCGTCCAAATGAAACGGGTCTAAAAAATAACACTGAGTGAACAAGTCAAGGGGTGACTTGGTAACTGGTGAGCCGGTCAATATTCTACGATACTTTGCAAGATCCCTTATTCTTAAAATATTTTTTGTTCGCTTTGCTGTCGGACTTTTGATTGTCGTAGATTCATCAATCCCTATTAAAGCTCGTCCAAGAAATATGTTAAGAAAACTTTCAACAAAGTCCAGTCCTTTTGACGTAGAAAATGCTTCTACGTTGATTATCAATATCTTAAGATCTTCTTTTCCATCAAATAAAGTATTAAGTTCGGCCTGTTTTTTCTTCGTGTTGTTTGGTTCCCACAATACTTTAGTGTGTTCTACGTGGTCCGGCAAGTGGACAGGGAACTCTATGTCATTCCAGTTTTTGTATACACCCTTAGGAGCCACGATCACAGCACCGCGGATCGCGCCTTTGTCATACAACATAGCGATATTATCAACGAGAACCTTGGATTTGCCGGTGCCCATTTCCATGAATAAAGCATAGGTTTCTGCGGCCCACGATTTTTCCAATGCCTCCAGCTGATGCGCATATGGCTTGGTTTTAAACTTATAATGTTTTATCATATTTTCTTTCTTGACATATATTTAATCATCATTAAAGTATTGTCAATAACAAATTGGAGAAAGTAAAATGGAACAAGAGGTAATTATACAATCTTTATTTAACATGTTGCAGAAAAGCAACAGTGAAAAAATAAATATGCAACTTACAATAGATAAGTTGACACATGAATTACAAGAGGCTAAAAAAGAAAGTAAGAAAGAAGAAACAAACAGTAAGAATGAAAAATAGATTTTTTGAATTATACAGTGGCACACAACTTACAGAGTTTTTAGAGTTTATAAAAAACAATCCACAAGAAAACTTTGTGTATGTGTTACAACACCCACCACAAAATATTAATATTATGTCAGCATCAGACTATGGGTATCTGGTAATTTGTTTACCAGAAAACTCACAGATGATGTTTAGTCCTGCACCGTTCATTAGAAAAATGCGAAAGAACTTGCAAGATTTTAAGGATACGGACTACATACTTTGCACAGGTGATCCTGCTATCATTGGATTGTCCACTGCAATTGTTAGTGACATAACGAACGGTAAATTTAATTTACTAAAATGGGATAGACAAGAAACAAGATATTATCCCCTGTCATTTAATTTATACGAGAAAGGAGAATAGATGTCAGAAATAAACTTTGAAGAAGATCAACAAGATCTTATAGAAAAAACGGATATACAAACTTTGGCAAGTTATTGCAAAGAGTTACAATCCTATGAAAGTGAAATTGCAAAACTAGAAGAACTAGTAAAGCATAAGAAACAACAAGCAGACAAAATTGGTTCAGAGATAATACCCAACATGCTGGCGGAGCAGGGGCTATCATCTTTGAAATTAGCTGATGGCAGTTCTATAGATGTCAAAAAGACATATAGCTGCACCATTAAAAAAGATGAAATGGAATCAGCTTACAACTGGCTTCGAAATAACGGGCTGGGTGATCTCATTAAAAACGAGGTTGCTGTGCAGTTCGGTAAAGGCGAAGATAACAAGGCAGAGAAGTTTCTCAGCCTTGCAGTGCAGGAGAGTTATGAGCCGACACAAAAACAAAAGGTAGAGCCCATGACTTTGAAAGCACTCTATAGAGAGCGTATCGAGGCCGGCCTCGATATGCCCTCGCAATTCTTTAACATTTTCGTTAAAGATCAAACAAAAATTAGCCGGAAATAAGGAAACAAGAAACATGAATCAAGTAGCGAAAAAGCAAAATTCAAGCGTAGCTTTAACTAGTATGTTTGAAGAAGACGCTAACACGAGTTTTAGTAACATGGGGTCAGAAGACTTCGCGTTGCCATTTCTTAGAGTGTTAGGTCAACTGTCTCCCGAGACTAACAAACGGGATGCAAAGTATGTGGAAGGTGCTGAACCAGGTATGATTTTTAATACCGTGACAAAGCAACTCTACGACGGTGAAGAGGGCGTCAACGTTATACCGTGTTATTACAAACGCGAATACGTTGAATGGTCCGATCGTGGTGAGGGCACAAGTGCTCCCATTGCAATTCACTCTGTCGACAGCGGCATAATTAAAGAGGCCAGTCGTGATGCAAGTTATAAAGATAGATTACCGAACGGTAACTATTTGGAGAACACTGCCTCTTATTTTGTGCTGTTGGCAACAGGTGAAGCGGCTTTGATTTCTATGAAATCTACGCAACTTAAAGTAAGTAGATCATGGAACTCAATGATGAACAGTATCAAACTGAAAGGGAAAAATGGTATGTTCACGCCAGCCATGCACAGTCATGTGTATAACTTAAAAACAGTGCAACAATCAAACGACAAGGGGACTTGGTTTGGTTGGAGCGTAGAAAAGGTTGGTCCTGTTCAGGACAAGGGATTGTACGAGCAGGCAAAGAGTTTTGCCGTAAGCGCCAATAAGGGCGATGTTACCGCAAAACATGGTGAAGAAGATACCAAGTCTAGTAACTCCCAAGACAAGGTACCGTTTTAATCATGAAGGAGACGCGTAAGTTCATCCCCCCTTACGCGTCTCTGACGTTTGACGAATATTGGTTGGAGCAGGACGAACTTTGGGATATAAGTTTAAAAGAATCAAAATCTCAAGCTAAAGAAAGAAGAAAGAGAATAGATGAAACTAAAAAAGATATTCGAGGGAAATAATAGCGCATACGGTCAGTTAATATTATCAGGTTCTTCGAGTGGTAAAGGTAAGGCAGAGGGCAAAGCTTTTATAAAAAGGCAACCCGTCACAGAAGAGCTATGGAAAGACCACATCGATGGTAAAGATCCAGCCTTAGGAATCATACCCATAAACGAAGACAACGAATGTAAATGGGGGTGCATAGATGTTGATCAATACAACATAGACCATAAAGAAATAATTAAAGACATAGAAGAACAAAACCTACCACTGGTCACTTTTAGATCTAAGTCTGGTGGGGCACATTTATTTTTATTTGCAAAAGATTTCATACCTGCCGTTTTGATGCAGTCTAAATTAAAAGAGATGGCGGTGGCTCTCGGATTTGAGGGCAGTGAAATATTCCCGAAACAAACTGAAATATTAGTTGAACGTGGAGACACAGGTAATTTTTTAAATCTGCCGTATCATGGCGGAACTAAAAGTTTACGATACACTTTTGAATCAGATGGCTCAGCTGCTAGTTTAGAATCATTCTATTCTATATATGATGCCAAGGCTCAGACAGAAGAGGGAATCAGAGACATATCTGTAAAACAAACAGACAGGCCAGGCGAGGCTTTTGAAGATGGTCCTCCGTGTTTGAATAAGTTGGCTTTGGAAGGATTCGGTGAGGGATCTAGAAATAATTCTTTGTTTAATATTGCGGTGTACAGGAAACAATCTGATCCTGATAACTGGCAGGACCAATTACAAATGGATAATCAAAAATATATGGTGCCACCTCTAGGTTTTCAAGAGGTAACAAATTTAATTAAGTCTATTGGCAAAAGAGGGTACGATAAATACAGGTGTAAAGAACAACCTATTTGTGGATCGTGCAACGCGGCTAAGTGCAGAACAAAAAAATATGGTGTTGGTTTTGAAGAGGAGCAGATGCCAGAACTAGATACGCTTACAAAAATAAAATCAAATCCACCACAGTGGTTTTTAAATGTGGCAGGTAAGAGAGTAGAATTAAAAACAGAACAACTACACAACCCTAATCTTTTTGCAATAGCTGTGTTGGACCAAGCAGATGAAATGACACCCATACCCAAAGCAAAAGACTGGAGAGAAGTGTATGTCAAACCTCTTTTGCAAAACCTACAAGAAATAGAGCCTTTGGAATCACTGGATCCAAACAATCAGATTGTTAATTTATTATATGATTTCACAGTCAACAGACCGGCGGCGAGAACAAAAGAGGATATCTTAAACAAAATGTCGTGGACAGACGATGGTTACACTTATTTTAGATTGGATGATTTCTATTCTTTTTGTAAAAGAAATAACTGGGAGATGGATAAAACTAAAACAGGTAATTTAATAAAACAACTTAGTCTGTTTGTTGAAGAAACTAGAATGACTCTAAAAAACCAAACACCTAGGTTGTTGAAAATAAAACAAATGAAGAAAGAAAAACCAGAAGTGAGCAAAGTAACGTACGAGGAGACACCGTTCTAATGAATAAAATATATAGAAAAAAACCAATCAACACAATGACAGCGCTTAGCTCTAGATTTTTTAAGTACGATGTCAGAGACCATTTAAAACTTGTTGGAAGAACAAGGGAAGTTCATGGGTTAAGACTTGGTCAAAGGTTGAGGTTAATAAGTGAAGACTACTTCAAAGATTATGTGGAGGAGTATTTTTTTAGACACATATACCATTTTGGCACTAGTGAAAAGTTATACGATTTTGTATCAAAGAAGTGGGTTGACCGAGACTCCGAAGAGGGTTCAAATTTAGAGCAATTTCACTATGACTCAACCTTTGAGTCTTTTTATAATATGTATCTATCTGGTTATTACAAACAGCCACCACCAGTTAAACGAGTTACTTTAAAAGACAGATTAGTAAAAAACGGGGTTATTGCATGAAAACAATAATACTAGGACCACCAGGCACAGGCAAGACGACAACACTATTAGATTTGGTAGACGAATTTTTGCAGTCAGGCACAGACATAACTAGGATAGGATACTTTTCTTTTACACGCAGAGCGGCTAACGAGGCCATCAACAGAGCAGAAGAAAAATTTAATATAGACAAAGGCGACATTCCATATTTTAGAACACTGCACTCTCTAGCTTTTGGTTTGTTAGGGGCCAAAAAAGAAAACGTCATTGATTCTCCTGACTACAGAGACTTTGGTTTGAAATGTGGCATACCTATCAAAACAGCATGGCACAGAGAGGACGACGGCATATTCAACTCGGACAATGAATACTTACAAATAATCAACAAAGCAAGAGTTATGGAGATGTCTGTTCTTGATTTGTACGACAAGAACGAACACAATCTAGACATAGAGAGAGATCTATTATATCTTTTGGATCAGGAGCTCACCAGATACAAACAGGAGAAAGGTTTAATAGATTACAATGACATGGTGGACAAGTTTATTAGACAAGGCATATCACCATCTTTCGAAGTATTATTTATTGACGAAGCACAGGACCTCTCACCTTTGCAGTGGAGAATGGTCAGGTCTCT